ATTTGCGAGAGCTTTAGACATTAGCGCTCCTGGTCGCCTCGGGTCCGGTAGCTGCAAAAGCCGATCAATTAAACTCGTCATATCTAAAACCTCAGCATCACCAATCATTCGACCAAAGTAAGCATCAAACTCAGCAATCCAATGGTCCCACTTCAACTCAAACCAATTCACACGTTGGGACCGCAAATCATAAAAATATTTCGAACCTAAACGCAACTCTAGTCTTAACAAACGCTCCGAAGAAAGCAAATCGGATTCACTATAACGATAACCCGAATATTTAGGCTCACGCATCAAATAATGCAGATGTGGGCCTTTCGAATATGCTTTTCCGGATTTTCTTTTAGACGACTTTGACCAATACACAGTATCACCAGAAACCTGACTTACTCGATACCGCCCGCCTTCAATCGACCTTAGTTCAGCAAGTGCAACGCGCACATTAGCAACGCTACCTAAATCATAGTTGCAAGTTATATCAATACGCGAACACGTAAATAGATAAAGAGGCGGCGCAGACGGTAAACCTAGAATCCGCACAACAAACGCAATCATCTGATCAGCACAATGCGAAACATCACGAGTCGCGGAGCCGAATCCAAAAACAGCATCACCATGTCCAACAACACGCCCAGGAGATCCTTGAATCCGCAAGAAGTGCTCAGTAGCTTGAACAGCAACCTGATGGCTATCAGATCGAACTGAATCCCACGCCGCAACTGTCCAGCGAACATCACCCGTCCGAGCGCAAACCCTACAGACACGATCACCGTGACCCGCCAACAAATCCCACCCCGGCCATTCCGGTAATTTGTCACGCGAAAGCTTCAGACTTAGCCAGTCGATCAGCATAAATTACCGCCTGCGGTAAAAAAGGAACGTGTTACAAGGCCCGTTCCCGCAAGAAAGGACCAGGAGCGGCAGCAAACAAGAAAAGAGATCAGACCGCAGAGATGCGGCTGTTTGTAGAATACAAGAGACATAAAACCTGCTCTACTGTAAGGTTATTACAGTAAAGCAGGTATAAGCCCCTGTTTTAAAAGGAGATTTAAAATAAAAGGAAGGTATAATAAACATGCTGTCACCCGTGTAGTGATGGCCGACTGAGACGCTTGCAACGTGCTCAGTAAGCGGGTATCCGGCGCGGTTAAATCTGCGCCGAGATACCCCTATATTTAGGACACAAAAAGAACAAAATTACAACCTATGATCAACTAAATATAAAAAATAAATTACAGAAACACATCACTCAATAGAAGCACCATCGGAAAGAACACGACACTTCCGAGCCGCTTCAAGTGCCGCAATACGTCTCAATTGAGAATCATACTCATAACTACGCACATACTCGCCAAGCGCGACAGCCGCTAGCGTTGTGGAAGCTACACCGACACCCTGAGCAATCACATCAAAACGGCGCAACACATCAGAATTAAGCCGCACACGGAGCACAACAGAGCGGCTACGATCCAACTTATCATCTTCACTCATAAGCAAAAACCTTAAAAAAAAGCGTTCACCAGGGGGCAAGGTCTTTTTTGCCCCCTTGGGCCACCGCTCGCGCACTTTGCCGCTATCCGCTCGCTTGCCGTCAATTTTTTTTGCGCTCCTTCGTCGCTTGCAAAAAAATTTGACTGCGCGAGCGTCGCGGCGTCAGTGCTTCGCGTGGCTCCGGGGGGCAAAAAATACAGACAGAGCCATATCATTAAATTAGGGACGAGATATAGCAATCCGAGCCGGAAGCTCAACACGCGGAAGACCTACAGGATTGTCTCTAAGCGTATTTATTACCCGCTCGCCAACACGCCCGCCGCCCGCACCGTCCATAGGCCAAGCCGTGACAATTAACTCGTCGCCAAATTCGAGACTCTTTAATTTCAATATACCGGTACGGACATCAAAACTAGATTGCCAACCTAAAGCGGACATTTGTTCATCGTTAAGCCGCTCACGCACTCTATAAGTACCATCAACAAATTCAACAACATAACGAACACCGCGTTCATTATGCATATACGCGGACAAGTGCACTCGATAACTCGACGCTAACTTATGAATATATTCTTCTGACTGTTTTTTGGCCCGCTCTTGTTTCTCCCTTTCAATTCGCTCTAGCTCTAACTCCTCTTTTGTTTTCTCAACTTTCCTACGAACATCAGTCATATGAGGAGTAACAACAGGACCAGGACTTACTAAAACCTGTCGCTCATCCTTCTTAACAATTTGTGATTGCAACACTTTCGACGTTTGTACCATGCTATTAGCGTCAGCATTAAAAAAAGAGCGTAGAAAGTAGAAGCCGACAGCGAAAAAAAGAATAGCGCCAAACAGAGCAAAACGAACACGCGAACTCTTGAATACATTACCTTTTGCGTCTCCATATTGCTCGTATTCTTGGCCCTCTTCCATTGAAAAGGATTTATAGCAAGCATAATACTCCGGCCTATATTTCCTAAAACCCGAATTAACTCGCTGAAACTTTACATCACCCTTATCACTAGGCACACCGCGCAACATTACCCAGCGATAAACATTCGGAAACCCTACATAATCAAGTTTCGTATACTTTACAAGACGATCAACACGCCGTCTATACAAATGATGCACATCGTTCATGCTTTGATCGATTGCAATTATGTCGATACCTTTGTGACGATGTTCACCAACAAAAGTAGTTGCATGATCCGACAACGGCGCACGAGTTGAAGGAAAATATTTCCTAATTTCGTCAATAATTACTAAAGCACCCTCCAGCTCATTTAAACGCTTACCGATGTCCTGTACAACGCTCAGTGGCTCCTTCGGTAAAAATTCAATTAGCGATTGAACAACATCAAGCGGAACACCCGTTACATTAGAAATTGCAGATAAACACGACTCATTATCTAAACCGTTTAGACGTGCAACAACACGCCGCCGTTTCTTAATTGCCGGAATTACATGCTCGAATAAAGCACCGTAGCTTTTGCCGGAACCCGGTAAACCTTCATGAAACACTAACATAAATACCCCTCACGGCTTCGCCGCATATCTGTCGCTTCGCGACTCTCAGCGCTTCGCGCGCCGCCCTCGCATTGTATCGATTAGCATTTGAGACCGAAACCTTTTAAAGAAAAAGAAGGCTCACTCAGGAATCAAAGATGATGTGCTGAAAGACAAATCAGCTCATAATTACCACTGAAATAACGTAATAAACTTACGCAACACACGAACAGTATAACCCGTACCAATAATTGCAAAACAGGTCGGCAAAGCCAATACAGCTAAAAAATATTGCATATTGCCAGGAAACACAGCAACAGCATCTTGCATTTTAAACGATATATATTGAGCAGGATCAATAATATTAAGCAATGCTATAAAAACATCTAAAAAAGTTTGAAACAACTGTACAGTAACATCATGTATAAAATCAGTTGTAGAATTCCAAATAACCAATGCAATACATTTAAAAAAATCTATTAATTGTTGTACGTAATCCATAGCAATCTCCTAAAAAAACATTACACGCACAGCATAAAAGCACGCAAAAACAATCAGCACATAACCTAAATAACCAACAGCCGTATTAACCTCAGATGAACACATCCAGTCAAAAACAACATTAGTTTCAATAAACGGAATACTAAAAACCCACGGCTCACAAGACGATAAAAGTTCGATTTGAAAGAAAGAATTTAAAAACGTGATCAGATACGATTCTTTAATATCGATAACCTTATCGTTAAACATTTCGCTGAATGTAACGCCATCAGTTACATAAAAAGGTTCCATCCCACAAGCCGAATAATCCGGCGGATTACACGGGTCAGTCAAAGCATATACAGGATTAAACAAGAAAGCATCAAAAGTATAGCCGCAGTCAACAGCGTAAGCCGACCCCACATAAAACATCAACAAGAAAACAATATACTTCATGACTCATCACCATAAACAAGATGTACAAATTTCAAACCGGACAAGAATAACAAAATCCCCGACACAATTGATAATAATTGTCTAACAATAGGCCAACAAAAATAATCAAAATGGAAATTGTATCCAATAAAACCAATATAAATATCAAACCGAGGACAAACCCCCTCATCAACTCCAACAACGAAAAAATCGACAAAGAAAACAAAAATAGAACTACTCCGCATCTGATCTATAAAATCGCTAAAAACACTTGAAAACGTTTTTCCGTCAGTAACATAGTAAGGCTGTAAATCGCATATAAAAGGATCGCCCCCGCCGCCATCTCCGCCGCCATCTCCGCCGCCATCCCCGCCGCCATCCCCGCCGCCATCCCCGCCGCCGCCACTAACAACACACTGATTATTAACATCCAAAACCTGACCGGCCGGACAAGTTTTAACGCAAACGCCATCTTTGTCTTCAGTACCCTCAGGACACTTACAAGCAAATGAAGGCCAATCAAAGTAGCCACCAACCGGACATTGCGGCTTTATACAAACGACATGGTACGAACCCGGCAACTCATCGGGTCTAGCCGGAATCACCTGATAATCCAAACCACTGCATTGATTTCTACAGGTATCAAAATTCGGGCAATAACTAACCGCACAAGCCTGAGTAGCAACATAATCAGGATTAAAAGCACATTGCTCAACTGTTTTGCTCCATGTCCACATCACATTACTTTGAGCATTACATACTGAAACCATAAATAATAGCTTGAGCAGTAAAAGCACCGATAACAACAGACAGCGCGAGCCAAACCATTTATAAACCCCCAAAAAAAAGGCCGCCCAGGACGATAAAAAAATCGACTGAGCGGCCAAAAAACGCCACCGAAGAAAGAAATAATTACCCAAACAAACGAGTAATCATCTTGGTACCCCACTTAATAGCAATCGGCGCGATCATAATTGCACCAACGGCCAAAATAGCAGTACCAACGCTTGACAGATCAATCGCAGAAACTAAAGTCGAGAAATTCATGGAAACACCTTAACGACTAGAGAACATTTTAAGAACCTGCCCAACTCCAAAAGCAATTACATACGAGAAGAAAGGCAGCGCAAAGCCTGCTGAAAAATACTGCCCCACTTCTTCCGGGGCAGGAAATTTCCAGACAGACGAACCAACCCAGTCAGTAGAATCAAGCAAAATATAAGCTTGACACTCACCGACCGGAGTAGGATTTACAACAAGCACACCGCTCGAATTAGTATTAACGCAGACGGCCATAGCAACGCCCAATTTCATATTGCGCAGAATGACGATACTCCGACGCAAGACAAACAGAAATCAAAACACTACAGAAGGAAATAATTACAAGAATATAGCCGATATGCTCCCTAACAAAATCGACTAATGCTTGATAGTTAAAAACCAATATAGGCGACTTGGGTAAAGACAAAACGGCTATTTTCATATTATCCAGCCTTCGCTAGTTGTGTAACTGATGCTGTAGCAGCATGAATTGCAACCGGTATTAAACGAGTTTTTGCACCAATCCGCATTTCACAATCAACAGTAACAGGTTTCATATAAAGCCCTTTCGCTTGCTCAAGAAACTGAGCGGCCTTTCTATACCCCTGCTCGCCGAAATCTTTTAGCTTATAGCTGTAATAGCCGACACCCTCATATTTCGCATCCTCAGCTTGTCGACAAAGGGTTATCGTAACCCCTCTGACTAACTCGCCAGTCTTTTCATTAGTAAATTCAACCGCCGCAACATTCAACAAAATAGCAGTTTCGCCAATAATAGCCATAAATCACCTATGCGCATTTACGCAGTTCAGACCAAGAAGAAACCGGGTTCATAATAACCCGCTTACGAAAAGATATTACTTTACCCGCTGATATATCACCGTCAGAAAAACCAACAGCCTTTAACAAACGGACATGCGTATACCATGTATTTGTTGGCATAACTTCGCGTGTAGCCTGCCAACCCAAAGTCGTAATACTGGACCACGTTCTATAAACAGA